GGATAGCCTGAAGTGGATCCTCTAGCAACCCCGCCCATTGAATATCCTTGAACTACTGACCCATTTGAAAATATGCCGCCATTACGTCCAGTTACTGAATTCACTGTTAGTGCCGCGGTATTAGCCATGATAGCAGCAGTATTTGCAGTTTCTGAAACAATCTTTTTGGTACCAAATATTTTGTCCCAAAGAGTCTGTAAAACTGTAGCGAGCTGTAAAGTTTGTGTCACTTTTGCTAAAAATTCTCCTGCTTTTGTATTCCCTAGTACACCGGACAATAAACCAGTAACTGCGGAAGCAGAGGCAAGAGTTGCGGCATCAAGTTTTTTGATAGACTCTACCAAACCGCCTTTTTCTTTTCCGCCTTCCTCTTTAGGAGTACCATCTTCTGTTGATCCTCCTGGAAGAGAGTCTGACATCAGATCAAAAGCTGGGGGAGGGGTACTCCCTGCATTTGGATCTCCTAACCCCAATCCAATACCGTCGGGGCTTGTAGGATCTCCTGCTGCCACTACTCTAGCTACAGCTTCTGGAAGAGTAGTGATTATTTCTACTATTCCTGCAAGGCTTTCTGCAGATGCTGCTTTCTGTTCTCCAATAGCTTCTATTACAGAAGCTTTTTGTTCCTCTACTACAGTACTTACTGTTCTAGGTAAGTCGTTCCAGCCTGGCAAATCATTTAAGTCCGGGAAAACTGTCTCGGATTTTGGTGCTACGTCCATATTAGCACTGGTAGCTCTAGTATTATCGCTCATACCTTGTCGAAGCGCTTCATCACGAGCACGATCCATTTGGTTTTTACCACCTAACGCCATTGTAGAGTTTTCAACCTGAATATCGGCACTCTTTTGAAGCATATCTTTAACACCGTCTACTAGGGAATTCCCAGCTTCTAGGATAAGATCAGCACCAACTCTGATCGCTTGTGGTAGAGACTGTGCGCTAAGTACAATATTTCCAGCGCTTTCACCAATAATAGTACCCGCAGCAACTGTTGAGGCCTTCACTTGTGATAATATAACACTAGACTCTACTAGGGAATTCCCAGCTTCTAATACAGATTTGGTAAGACTATTTTCGTAAGAGAAGTCTACTTCCGGCAAGGTAGTCACTGGGGCGGGAGGTTCTGTAGCTTGTGTTGGAGCACCCCCACCTGTTGCGGCATTTACCGCAGCAGAGGCTACAGCGGGGAGGTTTGAGCCTCCGTCTTTACAAGTACACCTTGCACAAGCTTCTCTAATTGCCGCAGACATAGTAACAGCACCCTGCTCAAAGGCCTTACGAATACTATCGCCTATCATTTCTGAGCCACTTCCAAGAGTAGTTTTGAGCTCAGGAATAAGTTTCTCTAAAGAAGTGAGAATAGCTTTTGATGGTTCCACAGTAGCTTTTCCTGCTACTTTTGCTGCTGCTTCTACACCGTTTTTTATTTCAGTGTTTATTGTTTTAGCTGCATTGTCTATCTGTTCCGGTAAATTAAGCCCTAGTTTTACCTGTAATGCTTCGGGAAGTACTGCTTTAAGTATCTCAAAAGCCACAATCTTAGTAAAAAAGTCTGCAATAGTCTTAAGAATGCTAGTAGCAAAATCTCTTAAGCCCTCTTTTAAGCTTTTAGTTCCTTGAAGAACAGATTGAATAGTAGAGCTAAGTTGATTTACTAAAGTGTCCCCTAGTTGTAATCCAAACTGTTTCATTTCATCCGCAGCTAGTATAGTTTCCTCTACTAAAGCCTTTTGCAATGCTATAGATCTTTCTAGGCCTTCTTGTTCTCTTTTGAATTTATCTTTTAATTCATTAGTTAGAGCAGTAGTAGCGACTGTTTGGCTATTTGTTAGGTCTAGCTCGAGTTTTTCTAGTTTCAAAGTTTGAGCTAAAATATTATTTTGTGACTTATATCTAGAACCTGCTAGACTAACTAATCTGCTCTCTTTAACTTTGGCAATTGCTAGAGCATTTTGGCTTTTTAAATTGTCTTGAAGTCTGGAGTCTATGTCATCTAAAGCTTTTTTAAGTGCGTCTAAATCAGTTCCAGGTGCGAAAGCTTCATCTCTTTTAACTTTAAAATCTTCTAGCTGTCCAGCTAAACCCTTAGTACTATCAGTGGCGTCTAATTGTGCTCTTTGAAGAGCTGCAATTTGAATACTTATTTTATTTGCGTCTTCGGAGCTAGAAACATTACTTAAGACTTGCGCTGTAGTCTCTAAGGTGTCATTGAATGCTTGATTGTTTGCAATCGCTGCGCCAGCTCTAGTCTCTAGTTTCTGAATATCTGCTACTAAGTTTTCTAAAGCTTTAGGATCCTTTAAGTCGAAGTTTTGAATTGACGATAAGAATTCGGGGTATATCTTGGCAACCTGTAAAAGTTCAGGCAATAAGCTGGCAAAAGTACCCTCTAAGTCTTGTACACCCAGAGCTTGAGCTCTTAGTGCTTTTTGAAGAACATCACTAGTATTAACGGTTACTAAGGCATTTGCTCTTTGTATTGCGGTGCCTGACTCTAGAACTTTGGCGACAGATCCTATTGCTTTTCCGTAGCTTTCTGTAGCGTCTTTTAAGTCTTCTAAAGCGTCTTTTCTTTTTTGCTCTTCTCGTGCGGCGGCCTGAACAGAGCCAAGATAGCTTTCCAGGTTACTGCCTGCTAAGGCATCAGAAGCAACAGTAATCTCTATAGGCTCGAGATTTCTTAAGTTTTTTATATCTGCTATAATTCCTTCGAAAGGACTAAAGCCTGCTAGCTTAAAAATTTCATTGTAACCTGTAATAACGAAAGCAACAAAGTCTAAGATTGCATTCGTGAAGTACCGGAACCCATTAGCTATAGCGGAAATTAGTCCGTCTATGCCTCTAGCTACTGACTTTGCAACATCTAGAATATTTAACTTCAGAGTTTGAAAAGTCTCGATTATAAGTATGATAATACCTACCACACCTGCGAGAGCAAAAGCCTTATTTACAATGCTTCCGGCGAAGGCAGCAGCTCTACCAATTTTACCCATAGCAGCAGCGCCTAATGCGCCTATCTGTGCAAACCGTCTTTTTAGTTGGAGAGTAAGTCTATCAAAGTATCCAAGAGTTTTAACCGTAGTAGTCTTGGTACTAACATTTATCTTTAACATTGCTGCTTGAAAAGAGCGAACAATCTCTATATCCGCACCCCTAAATATGCCCGTTTTAATTACGTTATGCTCTTTATACTGTTTCTCAGCGCTTTTTAAAGCTCTAGTAAGAGTGCCTTTCTGGGCTGCATTGAGAGCTTTACCTTCTTGCAGACTCTTTAGGATAGCGCCCCTACCTTTGCCATCTTCTGGTGCTTGAAATTTAGAGGCCTGTTTCTTTAAGTTGGCATTGGCTTGATCAGTGAGCTTTTTTTGAGCTGCTGCTGCATCTACTAGCGCCATCTCATATCTTCTGATATTATCTTCGGCTTCGTCTACAGCTGTTTTTTGTTTCATCTGCCACTCACTAAAACTATTAGCCATGTCATCAAGAGGTAAAGCCGCTCTAGCTATAGAAAGACCCAGTGCGCCAAAGATGATAATAGCAGCTTTTGGGCTTCTGCTAATTAGGTTTGCTATTCCTTCGAATGCAGGCAATAATTTTTGAGTTATATCTTTGACAAGATCTGAAAAAGTTACTTGAAGCTTTACAAAAGGGTTAGCGGCTGCTTCTGAGTCCCCAAATAAGTCATTTAATTGACGCTGGGTTTCTACCAGTACTGCTTGGCTTCTTTCTGCTGCTGTCAACTGCTTTACATTTTTACCGATAGCATCCGCGTAAGTTTGCGTTGCTTTGGCTAAGCGCAGAGTAATACCTAATTCATCTAAGAGTTCAGGTTCTGCTTTTGACACACCTCGGACGAGACGGTCGAATGAATCTTCAAAGTTTCTGCCAAGGGCATTAGACGCTTTCTGCGCCCCCACAGCTAATTCGTTTAATTGAGAGGGACTAAATCCTTTTGCCACACCAATAGCGGCAGCTTCAGATGCTTTTTGGAAGTCGAGCATACCTTGAGAAGCGTCTCTCAAGCCATCAGTTACTCTAGAAAGAGCCTGGCCCGTGGTAGAGGCAAAAGAAGTCTGAGAATCTTCTAGGAGTCTAATGTCTGCTGCTTTTTTGAAGAAGTTAAATGCTGCTGAAATAGCAAAGACATTGGCCGCTAGAGTGGCATAGGCGGGAACGAGGCCTCCAGTGATGCCTTGTGCCATTTTTGAAAAATTCTTAGTAGTATTAGAGGAAGCCTGAGCAGCACCTTTTAATCTTCGATCGGTGCTCTGTGCAGACTTACCTACTTTGTCAAGTTTAACACCAAGTTTTTCAGCACTAGCTTCTGTAAGTCGCATAGTACCGTTATCATCAATGATAATACTTACTTTTACTTCTTTATTAGCCATTATCCCTGCACATTATGGGTGTAATTTTTTCCACCCGCTTTAGATTTTCTTTCCTCTGCCTTGCGTTTTGCTTCCTGTTTGTCGTTTATTTTTTTAGAGTACCAGGTTTCAATTCTTGAAAGAAAATATACTACCAATTTTTTGTCTTCTATTTCGAACAGATCTAAGAAGAATCCTATACTAGACCAGTCTTTACCTAGATAAGTTCCAGACATCCCATCCCATCTGTCGGGCATATGATTAAATACTATAAAAGCAAATTGTACTTCATCAGGCAAATCAGCCGTAGAAGGAGGCATTCTTTTCGGATCTGGCTCAGTACCTAGCTGTTCACACATAGCTAGGTAAGTATCAAGACTTATGTCTCTGTCGAACTCAATGCTAATTTGGACAAGCCGGAGACATTCTTCGACTTGTTCTTGGTAAAATTTTCTAAATCAGCCAAGGTATCGGTAATCCAAGTGTCAAAGCTGCTAGAGTTCTTCATAAGAATCTCAGCTTCATCTTGGGAGAACGGTAGTTCAGTATTAGGGTCAAGGTCGCCAGTATCTACTAATAGAAGCTCTTCTAAATAAGATAACTTCAGGCCTTTCCATCCTTTAATAACTGCGTTTACATACTCGGTAAGGAACTTGTCTTCGTCCAGGGTCTCTTCTGCTTGGTGGGTAGAACGGTTGAATTTCTTTGATAGGCATTTTTTACGAAGAGACAGTAGCTCTTCTCGGGCTAGATAACATATATCTAGTTCCCATCCTGGCATTCCCGGAAATTCAATGGAAACGGTCATGCTGGGCTTCATTAATGTTTTTAGAGAGATTTGACTCATTTAAATTAGTTCCTTATATTATTATTTAAAATAAGGGGGAGCAGAACTCCCCCAAGATTTTAAAATTATAACTAACTAAGATCGAAAAGTCAAGTTTTATTTTTTTGTATCACGCGCCTTTATAGATGATAGTCGCTTCATCAGTATTGTCAACGTTTCCAGCATTTACTTGACCATGGAAGGCAACATCTAAAGTAAGAAGGTCTTCAACATTGACTACTGGGATCTCTAAATGAGCAGTAGGCAAGTCAAACGTCAGTGACGGAGCGCCGACGCCTCCAACATTGATTGCCATATCAAACGAGTTACGTACAGTTGTAACATCACCGACAAGGTCTGTGAACAAAGCCCCAGATTTTGTTGCTCCAGTATCTAAGTAGCAGGTTACGTTACCACTAATAGACCGTGTACCCGTAATATTTGCGATAGGCTGATTTACTCGACCTAGCTCTTCTGGGGTTAAGTAAGTGATATTGTTTTCGATAGCAATACTACCACCAGTTAATACCACGTTATAAGTAACATCGGGAGACGCATCACTACGAACAAGGTCCATAGTAGAGATACGATTACGAATAAAGTTATCCGTAGCTAGTACGTCTAATTCAACTTCACTAGCTGCTACAGTAGTATTTGTATTATCAGAAATAGTTCGTGCAAACCCTGACCACTGAATAGTGGCGATTCCGTCAATATCAAAGTCAATAGTCGCGCTATTTACAACAACATCATTCAGCTTGTAAACCTGAGCAGTACCACCAGTAGGCTCAAACTGAAAATATAAATTCCAGCCATTTGTCATACTAGAAATATTACTGCCATTCAGGTTAAATGCATTGGTAGTAGTAGTTGGGGCACTAATAGCTACGGCTGGCGAAAGTGACCCGTTTGAAAATACTCCCGTTGCTGTAGTAAAAGTGTCAGCCCCAAGTAAAGCAGCCCAGAGGGGCTCTTCGATTGACCGGCATAAGGTGCCTGTAGCAACGATCTCAGGTCGAACATAAGTACTCATGCTCCACTCTACTGGCGCCAAAGCGTCATTGAAAAGCAATCTAGCCCTACGTGAGGTGGTTCCTGCTTCATTAACTGTAATTTCGGACGAGTTCACCGCCTGACTAAAAGAGAAGCCATCGAGTACGGGGATTTCCCATCTATCACTTGCTTTCTCCATGACAACGCGAACGTCTCTTGTAAATTGTAATGCCATTTTATTCTCCTACAAGGCTAGATTTTATGCCTTGTCTTAACCTGCTGGTTAGTATCTTACTTCCAGAGTAATCTCTCCAACCGCTAAAGGTTCTAATGCGCCTTCGTCAGTATCTAAACTTACAATAGTAATTTGTTGTACTGCTTGAGCGTTTCCATCCTGGTCGGTATAGCCCAACGCAGAATTAGTTTCTATAACAGTTTCTATGTCTTCGAATAATTTTTCCAAAGCTAACATAGCATTTTCATCTTGAACATATACTCTGATAGTAACTGTCATAAACCTATCTTTGTACCCACCACCCTGATACTGTCTAGTCTCAGAGCCAGCACTAATATGTACTGCGGGAAAATCCTCGACTTCGTCCCAGAACTTTAGTCTGGATAGTACGTTGTTGTAAAGATTTGTTCTATAGGGAGTATTCCCATTAATTTCTCGAATTTTGGCATTGAGAGCGTCAATGATTGCCATTCGGCGCGATGTGTATACTCTAGTGCTCATTATACTCTCCGGGTAAAGAATCTACCTATTATAAACTCTCTTGCTATTCCTCTAATAGATCCTTCAATTAATATTCTCGGGTCTCTGGCTTTTGAAGCCCAGGGTGCTTTACCCGCACCTGGTTCAAATATTTGATAAGGGTTTTTATCGTATGTATATCCTATACTAGGATACCCTTGTGGGGTAGTAAGTATGTCTGTAATTTTAATACTACTTGCGAAAGCCCCGCTTCTATTCTCTAGTGCAGGTGCTCCCATATTTTTACGAATCTCTTTAGGAAGCCTAGCATTTAATAAATTCTGTAATTTTAATAAGTTCTGTCTGGGTGGAGACTTCTTTTTAGTTGCTTGATTACTTTGAGTATTGCTTTTAAGAGTACCTACGGATATAGCTCCTCCGGTTAATCGTTTAGCGTTCTTATTACTTACTATTCCGATATTAGACTTATCGCGTTTTGCCTTAGGTACTTTTTCTTTCTTTGACTTTACTTTAAAATTTTTGTTTTGAGCTCTTTCAACAGCATCGACAACTTGATTTATCGCAATTCTTTTAAGTTTCTCTGCAGGAGACATACTGGCAGCTTTATTTGCAAAGTCGTCTACATCTTTGAAAAGAGCTTTTGCTATTTCTTTTTCCATCTGAGCACGAAGATTAATCCAGTCATAAGATTCGGATCCGGGCCTATTATCTACTGAGGGCCCTACTGTTCCAAATACCTCTATCTCTTTTCTATAGCTATTTGACTTTTGCTTTTCTCCACTGTCCCAATTAATAGATAGTCTACGAAGCATATCGACAATAACATTTTTGCCTGCTTCTCGTGCTTGTGAAGTACTGACAGACATAGAAGCCCCAGAAGCTTTTAAACTTCTTTCAATATTTGATTCTATTGTTTTATCACTTACTTCAGAACTTCTAAGTTTTCTAGGGCCTTTTCCGTCCTCATTAACTTGTCTTCCTGTAACAGTATTACCTAATAGTCTCAGTCCTTCGGAACCCGAAGTTTCTTTTCCTATGTGCAGAAACTGTGTTCGTCTCGTAAACTGAGAACTCTTCGAACCAAAAGCAGATTCACTGTTTCCTTTTAAACTATTTTTAAAGCCTCTTCTTATTAGAGGCAGAGCAATATCAAATATAGGAGCCTTTAATTTCTTCTCCCGTAATCTAGGTTGATAAAGCAGTATATACGTGGGATAAACATTTATGGTTTCCCCTTCGCCCAAGACGTACTTACTAGCATAATTATTAAAAGTTCTTTCTGATACTTTATTTAAAAAAGATACAACTTTAGGGTTTTCTAAAGGATCTCCGTTTACTATTTTTGACATAATAGCTGCAAAATTCTTAACTATAGTGTTCCTAAAATCTTCCTTAGTAAGACGAAAAGAGTGAGGGTTATTTGCAGCAGAGTATTTTCTGGCTATTGTATCGAAACGTGCATTTCTATTTAAAGAACTTCGAATAATACCATCTACAATAGCTTTGCTCATGAAACTCTATACATATCCAAGACTCTACGAATGTGATCTGGAAACCCAGGATCATTTCGAATAGCAGACGCTCCAGCTCCTTCGCGAGTTGCTGAACCAATACTTTGTCTTTCTTTCCACTCATCTTTGTGGTAGTACGTTACTGTGTCGGCAACTGCCAACTTTAAATCGTCTGGTATTGAAGCATACCCTGCTAAGTAAGTTACTTTAACAGACCCTACTCCGCGAGGCCAACTTCTATAAGCTCCGGTTTCTTGTGTTCTAAACACAGAGTCCGATATTGTATCTAAATACCAATCATACCCTACAGGACTAGAGTTAGTAGAAAATAGTTCTGTGTATGGAGAGGACTGGCCACTTCTTTCATAAACATTTGTGATACTAATAACAGGGCTATACTTTAACTGAACTGTATAAGTATCCCATTGAATATCAAACTCTTGGGTGTACCCAGGAGCAGTAGCATACGTATCAAACTGGCTGTTGCAATAAGTTCGGACAAGCTGACTTACACTCGTAATTAGCGTCTCTAACTTTTCGTCAAACTGCGTAGAATTAATACCTTCTAGTAGTTTATAAGTATCTAATGTTATTAAATCTGCCATATTTTTCCTAAAAAGGTATGGGGAGCCCGAAGGCTCCCCGTTCCAATTTCTTATTTATTAATAAGACTTACCAACTACCTGACCGGCAGCTGCAAACATCCTATCGAAACCTCGACGCTGTGTAGCAACAATAACACGCTGCTGTTCAGCAACTTGATAGTCTTGCTCTACCGTGGCACCACGGAGGACAGGAACTACAAAGTTACGAGTGTTCAATGCGATACCCCAAGGAGCGCCATCAGCGGCCGCAGGGAACTCGTCACAAACAAGTACGCGTGAACCGTATACTGAACCGACATCACCATTCAATTTAAGGGCGGTATCAGAACCAACTTGGTTAACGTCTGCAAAAGCAGGATCATCAATCAACTTGTAGTAAGCATCCAAACCAATGATATAGACAACATCACGAGCCATACGACCGTACTTACCCATATCTTGACGCATCTTTAACAGATCATCAGCAGCAATAGCGTAGTCAGCAGGTGAAGGCTGAGTCATTGAAGTATACTTGGAATCGGCATTAGCTAATTGAACCAATCCTGTATAACCACTAGTAATCAAGTCATAAGTAGCTAACTTACCTAGCAATAAGGAATGCTCGATTGCACGTGCGTGTGAACGAATCATTGCTTCACGAATGTAAGGAAGTACTGGCATAATAGCATCTTCTTCGGTTTCGTTAGCGATGAAAGACTTAGACACCAACTTCTGAACCGTGAGGATTTTATTTCCAAGCTGTACACCAGCTTCGTCACCAAAGGTCGCTGACCGTTGGTCAAGGTTACCTTTTGGTGCAGTTGCGTCACTAGAACCAGGAGTAGAGCCTGTGGCTAAGAACTCAGCATAGCCAGCATCTGGCATGAGAGGAACAACCATTGAAGCGGCGTTCATTTGAATTTTGCGGAACAAAGGATCAATAACTAGTTCCAGCTCAATATCACGCTCTAGTGCAGTTGAAACCTGAGTTTCAAAGTTCGCTGAAGTTGAAGTAGGAACAGCAATACCTGCAGCGCCATTTACTTTCTCCATAAGCTCGCGACCCATCTTAGTGTCCCAACCTTTCTTGGTAATAACACCTAAGAGGTGAGCTTCAACAAGCTCATTTTCAGAAAAGTCAGATTTTGCGTTACGGTCAGCGAATACTCGCTTGCTTTCACGAATCTTCTCAATTTCTGCAGATTTTTCCTTTAGTTCATTTTGGTATTCGGCAGTAATCGCTGCAAGATCAGCGTCTTTTGCGCTCATTTTTGCTTCGACGTCAGCCATTAAACGTTCTGTACCACTGGTTACAGCGGTTACAATCCGAGCTTCTTCTTCAGACTTCTGAACTTCGGCTTCTTCGGCAGCTTTTTGTTCTGCTTCCAATTTCGTTCGCTCTTCTGTCTTGCGCTCAGCTTCTTTCATTGCCATTGCAGTTGCGGTCTTTTCGACAGCAGCAGCCACAATCGCATCGATATCGATATCACTCATAGTTTTCTCCTGTGCTTCGACTCTACTAGAGTCTTTGGGCATTGATTCGTTTACGGAATCTTGATTTGTTTCAGTTTCCTGAAGTTTATTAGATTCTGTTAAGGAATCTTGGGGGTTGAAAGATTTCTTGAATTCTTCATACTCAGACTCTGAGTTAAAAGATTTAGCAAGAGAAAAGGTAGCAGCTTGGTTAGCAGGAACCGAAACTACGGAAACCTCCAATAATTCTGCGTCCTTAATCTTATATCCATCGGTTTCGGTCATATACTCCGCATCCTTGACTCGAAACCCGACTGAAAAAGCTCCAAGGACGCCTTCTTTAATTAATTCGCCTACGTGGCCTGCTGATTTAGCAATTTTTGCTTTTAACTGAAGACCATTGTCGTTAGTTTCTAGGGCAATTGCTCTACCAATCGGCTGATTGTAGTCATGATTAAAAAGAATAACTGGATTGTTTAAATAGTTTTGAAGACCGCCAGCTTTTGTCCAAGCCTCTGTCTCAATAATATCTCCAACTCGGTCAGTACCATTAGTACTAGCCATACCCGTAATGTGGAGATCATTTCCATCATCATAGGCTTTAAAGGTGGAGCCAATATGAAAAATTTTATTCACTTGATTCTCCTGTTTTCACTGCTTGCCTCAACCTTTCAAGAGGGCTAAGCTGTTCTTGAGCCTCAACTGGCTCAACTTGCACAGGAGTTTCCTGTACTTTTTTAGCTGGTAAAGGTTTATCTTTACCAATTAAATTCCATTTAGATTTATTTACTCTACGAGCTGTATAAATAAAATTTTTATACTCACTACTGCCTACTAATTCTTTGTAGAGAGCTTGATTTCCGGAAGTAGTCCAATCTCTTTTACTATATACCTTCCCTTCTCGAATAAAAAAATCTACAATCTCTTCCATTTTTTCTTTAAGATTCATCTATATCATTTCCTTCTGTTGGTCTTCCACCTTCTGTGGGATTAGCTGCGGAACCCGCGATATTTGCTGGTACTCGTATTTCTCCGGCACCGAATATTTCATCATAGTTTAAAGCCTCTCGTGCTTCATTTGGAGTAATAATCCCAGCGTTTACTAATGTGGAGTAATATGCCGCAGAATCTCTAAGTTCTGGCTGTAGGGCAGGTATGTTACTAATATCGCAGGTAAGTTCATACCCAAAGAAACGCTCTATTGCTTTATTAATTTTTTCTGCAATAGGTAGGATTGTCTCTAAGTAGTATAGTCTATGATTGGGTCTAAGATTTGCGTTGTTGCCTGAGTCTAATAAGATGGGAGGTACGCCTAGTACCTTAAGAATCTCTTTTTCAGAAGATTCAATAGAGCTTTCAAAGTCTAACTCACGAAAATTAACATTGGATATAGAGTCAAGTTCCATACCTCCGTCTAGCACCAATGGACGTCTACCGCCTCCGTCTGGTCTATACCGCGTGACCCAAGATTGAATCATTCTCTCTTTATTTTTTTCGCTAATAACTGAAGGTGATTTGATTACAAGACCCGGTACTGCTCCGTTAGAGAAGAAGTTATCCTGGAATTGGCGCATCTTAGTAAGCTGAGACATAATACGCTGAGCGGCTCGAAGTCTACTAGTACCTCTGTAAATGCTATGAAAGCTGTTCTCTTTGATGTGAATGATCTCACCAACAGAATAGTCTATATTCTTTTGAAAAGTAAACTTATTAATATAAGTTCTAGTATCGGGATCAATATCTGTATAAGTTGCAGGTAAATGGTATAGGTGTATCCCGTCAAAGTAGATGAAGATGTTTCCATCTAAAATATAATCGATTATGAGGTTTCGCTTAAAAGTAGAAATATCTTGAAAAGGATTAGGCTCCCGGTTAAGCAAAAGATTAACTCTAGATCGTCTAACTCCTTTAGCAACCGAATTCAGTCCTTGAATCGGTTCACCTACTCGTAACGGAATTTCGGCTGTGTCGTCTACAATCATATTTACGGCACGGTTTACAACTTCTAGATACTCATAATAAGCCGTATAATTAGTAATAATCTCACGGGAAGATATAGGTCCTGCGCCTTCAAGACTTACTACAATCTCTTCTTGCGCGGGATTTAGTTTCTCCTGTTTCCAGAAATCATACCAAGCCATATTTTTCTCGTTGTATCTCTACCCAGCGCTTCTGCTTTTCTGCAGTATGCAGCGGAGGATTTCTACCGTAAATTGAATGTAGTTTTAAATGGTGGTCGTGACAAAGAGTAACTGTTTCATCGTATAGTTCAGCCCAGTTATCCTCTATAAATTCGTCTCTCCAGATTATTAAGTACTCGTCTGTATAATGCTCTGGACGAAGCTTTTGCTTCTCCCCTAACCATTTACGTAATAAAGGGGCTAGGGTGTGAAAATGGTGAAAGTCTAACTTTATCTTGACGCCGCATATGCGACACTCAGAACCCTTCTCGTATTTCGATTTTGCCCTATCTCGTATGTACTTTACAGGGTCTCTTTTTAAATCTACCATTTATTTTTAATCATTATACTTTCGGGTTAGATGAAAGTCAAGAAGTATTTTTTTCTTGCCTTTAAAATGTTGGAGCACTCTCTTCAAAACTATAAAGTGCGTACCTTAACGCGTCTGCCATATGGGAGGAAGAATCGTGAACTGGCTTTTCCCGAATTAAGTTAGGGTTCGGGTCCCATCTATACATATCTAGTGAACGTAATACTTCAGTGCACTTATGGTCTACGATAAGACGATCATTATCAATAAGACTTGCCACATGACCAATCCCGTCAACCACCGATTTCTTGGCGTTGATAGTAGAAATGTCATACTGCTGTGCAAGATCGAATCTTGTTTGAGCGGCGGCTGCGTCGATAAAACAATAGTCGACCTCTCTTCTTTCAATAATTTCACCAAGGAAGCCAGCATGTTCCTCTGTCGTGCGTTCTGCCGCATAGTACTCTTCCATTAAATAATATTTGTGTCCGTCATATGCGATACAACAAAATGCTGTGGGGTCTTTAAAACCTACGTCAAGCCCCGAGATAATATCGCAGCCTGTAAAATCCATTTCTGATAAGTCTTGTACGCACTTATCATAATTAAGTGTCCAAATCTGTCCTTCAAACACATTAAAGTCTGCTTCGTATTCCTGAGCAAATTCTGCGGTTGACATAGAACGTCGTGCTTCCGCAATATCAGTTTCTGAAGCTCTGGGGTTATCGTGCCAAGTTGCTTTAATACTCACCCACTCTGAAAAATCATCGGTGAACCCACGATTAAAAAAACGGCTAAACCAATTATTCCTTCCACGAGGAGTACTAATAAAGAGAGCTTTAGATCCCGGCTTATCGAGTGTTGGCCGGATAGCAACATTAAACGCTGTCTCTCCATCTGCCAATGCGGCCTCATCAAAGAGAACAAAGTCATAGCTCCTCCCTACAACAGAATCAATCTGATTTACAGATCCTAGTCTAATAGTAGACCCATTTGTTAATTCAATTACACGATCTTTTGCGTTATCTCGCGCTACTTCTAAGTCAAAGTGTTTTATCAGATTGCGTTGTAAATCGAATGAAATGTTAGAAAGATTGTAGTTAGGACTAACAATAAGTACATGACATCCAGGAACGAGGGCGACGCATTGGGCGATAATATTTCCAATATAGGTCTTCCCTTGACGACGACTAAGAGCGCCAACAATGAA